AATAATTAATTTATAAATTTATATAAATTAATTAGTTTGTATTTTTATTTTGTTTTATGGGCGAACCCTTTTTATTAGAATACTTTGTAGGTCACAATTAATGTGAATAACATGTAGGTCACAATTAATTTGAATACGCTAATCCACCCATACCACTCATGATACGAAGAACATTGTAGTTGGTAGCGTAAACACGGACCTTGGCAGTGCGGGTTCCCTCAACTGTGGCGTTGGAAAGAACAAGCTGTAGAGTAGCATTGTCAATACGAGAGAAGTTACATGTGCCAGAAGGCTGGTGCTCCTCGGGGCGAAGGGCAAAGGAGTACACGTTGATACCGGTGTCGGGGTTACGTGTGTGGACCTGGTAGGGTTGAACCTCGTCGAAGTAAGAACCCTCACGCTCAGAGAAGCGGTCTTGGCCGTTAAGTTGAAGCTTGGCGACAACAACGGGATTCTGACCCCAACAATGCATGTCAAGAGATGTCTCTGTAAGAACGAATGTTCCGGCATCAGAGACAGAGGAGTTCGCGTTGTGGTTAGTGTTGGGAGAACCGTTGAACTGGTTGATGGTGGAAAGACCGATAGAAGCTAGGGCAGCAGCTTGATCTTGTCCAGGGTTCAACGCAACCTGGGGACCACCGAAGTTGGTCTCGTTGTATGCGTTGTCGTAAGCACCACCGTGCCAGTAGCCGGTGAAACCCTCGGCAGCATCGGAATCAAGAGCACCGGCGTCCTGGAATAGACCACGGGCATCAATGAAGGCGTTCTGGCCAGCAGTGGCGTCGGGGCCACCGAAGGCATGGACGGCGTTGGGAAGAGCATCAACGGCATCAGTGTAGTTAAAAGGCTGGGCACCAAGAAGCTTGAAAAGAGTGGCATCACATAGAAGAGATGAACAGTAGTCAACGTTGGCATCAGGCTGAACAACCCAGATTAGCTCCTTAACGGGGTGGTTAAAGTTAAGCTTGATCTTGTTGGAAGAAGAACCAACAGACTCGTCACCAGTGAATTGAAGCTGGGTGATCAAGTACTCGTGGGGGTTCTGGGCGAATCTACGACGCTCATCGGTGTCAAGGAAGACGTAATCAACGTATAGAGAGGCGGCAACCAAAGACTGGTTATAGGCAATGGTGGCAGTAACGGGTGTACCAACGTTGTATTGTTTGGCAGCAGCGTTGGGCTGGTCTCCGTTGTTGCAACTTAGACTGGTAACAGCCCATAGACACTCATCAATGGGGCGAAGATCAAGGTTGATCTTGACCTCGTGGTATTGAAGAGCAATCAATGGAAGAGCAAGTCCGGGGTTGGTACAAAACCAGAACTGAAGGGGAATGTATAGAGTTGTCTCGGGAAGGGCGTTACGGGGGGCACATACCTGACGAGGAGCATCGGAGTCACAGGGACCATCAACATCGGCGAAAGAGGGATCGGTGATGAATGTAAGCTGAGTGGTATTACCAATCATCTTGAAGTAACCACGTTGTTGCTCAGCAGTCATGGTAAGTTGGTTCCAGATGTGCATCCAGTCACCATATTGACGGTCAATGCGTTGACCACCAATCTCGACCTCAACCTGGGCAATGATTTGCTCACCAGGGAAATCTAACCAACGGGCATAAACAGAGTTTTGACCGGAGCTAACGCTGGCACTGTTACCCATAAGCTGGTTGACCTCGGGAAGAGTAACCTGAAGATAGGTACGGTATGCAAGATCACCATTACGACTGATAGTACATGTTACACGACGACCGAAATCGGCTTGGCCGTTGAAGGTCTGCTCAATAGACTCAATGGCGAAGTTTGTATAACGACGGTAAGTGACTTTCCAGAATGTAATCTGGGGATTTCCTGTAAGATAGACATCTTGGGCGCCGTAGGCGACGAGTTGCATTAGACCACCTCCCATTGTATATTATACTATCTCTAAAGAAAAAAAAAATGGATTTTAATTTAATTAATTATTTAATTAAATAAAACAATAAAACGATTTTGACACGTCATGATTCTAGTTTATTAATATCAAAGTTATCGTGTAAGAATGATGCTAAATATGAATCTAAAAATATCTCCTTTTTTCCTTCATGGTTTTTACTAAAGGTATAGGAGTCCTTGTTTTTTTTAACACACCATCCATCATTGATGGCATTATAAACGAATATCATTTTTCTAAACTGAATACTATCCATTTTGATTTTACTATTATTTTGTAGATATATATTCATGTTCATAATTATGTTATCTATGTTTTCTTTATTATATCATTTCGAGAAAACTTTTTTCTATTTCAAACTTGAATCATATAATGAAAAAGTATGAAAAGGTATGAAAAAGTATGAAAAGGTATGAAAGAGTATGATAAGTATTTTATTTCGCTGATGATTTCGTTAAATCATATAGGTACATAACTGACAGCAATATGATACGTCCAATAACCAGTCCTATCAAATCAAGTGTAATTGTGGATGTAATTGTAATGCCATAAATAGTCTCTAAAATACTTTTAATGAAGTACGATAATATTAACCCAATAGTTCCTGTATATGCCGCGATAAATCCTACATCTAATAAGTGATTCGGTATAAATAATTCTATATAGTTTGATAAATAATCATCTCCTACAATAAATAAACCACCAGAGATAAAACTAAAACAGGTGAAATATACAAGAGGGAATATCACGTTTAATACTGTTTTGGACTTTATTGTCAAGATGTTGTATGGAGCCCGTTTTGCGAGTATCCCAAAAATTACTACAATGGAAATAATAATTCCGTTAAACCATATGAAGTTTTTGCGATTGGTTTCTGTGCTTTTTGTTTCTGTGCTAGAAGACATATAATATAAGAAACGAAATTAGTTAGTTATAATTTGTATGAAATATAATATGTATAATATGTATTTGTTCAATCAAACAATCATTTTCCTATTATTTTTGTTTAAATAGAACACCTAAACTATACAAATAAATGCCCTCTTTTAAACAAAAACCCACAAAAAAAATATTGGTGAATCAAAAAAGTTTGTCTACATTGGATGGAAAGCATCATGAAATGATTTCCGAGTTTAATAAGGAAGAAACAACCGATATTCCTAAATTAAAATCGGAAATACGAAAGTTCAGACACAAGCTAACAACCACGAAAAAACTAACAATAGAAGAGAAAATGGAATTACAAGATAAAATATTAGAAAATGTTGAACATATAAAAAACATAAACAAGAAAAAAAAACAATATTTATTGGACAACTCGAAATATGTATTTGAATACTTTGAGAACAAGAAAAATGTTTCTAATGGAGAAGAACACACGCAGAAAAATAACAAACTAGATACATTTTTCAAAATAACGGATAATACACATCAGGAAGCAATTGTAAACGAGAATATATTTCAAAAATATTTAAGCAATATTGATAATACGTATTTAGACATAACCAAAATAACGGTTAACTGTGAAACATGTAAAGCATGTTATAAAGGTGAAATGATACCCATAGTAGACGAAGGAGTGTTGATGTGTAATATTTGTTATGTAAATATTCCCTACTTGATAGAGAATGAAAAACCTTCGTACAAAGAGCCCCCGAAAGAAGTTTGTTTTTATGCTTACAAGAAAATCAATCATTTCAAAGAAATATTAGCGCAATTTCAAGGAAAAGAAACGACCCAAATACCGGTAGAAGTCATTGAAGGGTTGAAACAACAAATAAAGAAGGAGCGTATTGAATACAGTGATTTAACCTATTACAAACTCAAAGATTTATTGAAAAAACTGGGATATAACAAATATTATGAACATATCAACTTTATTAAAGATAAAATGGGTATATCACCTCCAATTTTTAGTCAAGAATTGGAGGAGATACTATGTAATTTTTTTATGGAAATACAATATCCTTATGCTAAACACTGTCCAGATTATCGAGTTAATTTTTTACACTATTATTATGTATTATATAAATTGTTGGAATTATTAGATGAGAGCCAATATATAATGGAAATACCTATGTTAAAAGATCGCGAAAAATTATTGGAACAGGACAACATATGGAAACATATCTGTAAAGACCTGGATTGGGAGTTTATAGATACAATTTAGTATCTTTTCATTTCAGAATAAATTTTTTAATAATATTTATATGTTGTATAGTTGCTTCCATTTATAAATTAATATAAAAAAATATTTATATTAATTTTGTCTCATTTTAAATCTTCAAGTGTGTAATAAAG